GCCCCATCGTGCTAGCGTTGGAAATTCAACCAAAATTATTCCTTCACCTTTGCATAATAAAATTTCATCAGCTAAAACTAAGCCCACTTTTGGTGAGAGCGTGCGTGGAAAAGATGCCATGTACAAAGGGTTGGTTAAATACACTGCAAATCCTCCCCGTTTGATTCCTGGTCTTATCAAGACTGCTGCTGAAGATGTGAATAATCTCATGCATACTAATTGGATGGATAAAGATCCTTCCCATTATATGCGTGTGCTCACATATGAAGAAGCTGTTCTTGGTAATGATGATCCTTATATTTCCGCATTAAATCGTAAATCTTCTTGTGGTTACCCTTGGACTGTGAAATATCCCCATTTGAATGGAAAGAAACAAGCATTTGGCAGTGACGAATGGACGATGGATAGCCCTCTTGCAAAAGAAATAGAGAAAGCTGTGTATGATCTAGAGAGCAAATGCTTGGAAGGAATCCAGACAGATGTTCTCTGGACTGATACATTGAAAGATGAGCGTCGTCCCATTGAGAAAGTTGATATGGGTAAGATCCGTGTGTTTTGTGCAGGTCCTGTACATTTCACAATCCTTTTCCGGATGTATTTTCTTGGCTTTGCCGCCTGGACAATGCATTCTCGTAACATTAATGGTGTTTCAACTGGAACGAATGTATTTTCTCCAGATTGGGACATCATTGCTAAGAAATTGCTTTCAAAAGGTAAGGAATTTGTGGCTGGTGACTTTACTAATTTCGATGGTACTCTTAATCAACAAATTATTTGGGCTCTTTTTGATCTTATAGATGCTTATTATAGGGAATTTGAGACTGAAGAAGAGTATGAAAGAAATCATAAAATTCGTTATGTTTTGTGGATGCACATTGCACAAGCTTGTCATGTGTGTGGAAATGTTGTATATAATGTAACTGCTACTAGTGGAACAAATCCAAACCAGTGTTCAAATACATTTACAATTACGGTAACTGTCAATCCAAAACCTTTAATAATAGATATGAATAGCACCATATGTTCGGGAGAAACATTTACTCTATCACCAGTTAATGGTAATGGAAACATTTTACCCAATGGAACTACATACACATGGACG